GCGCTACTTGGGGTAACTCTACCACTGTTATTGAGAAAATCCCACGTCCAGCTACAACCGCCGCATTGCCAGCACGTAGTGGTACGTATCTTATCAGGGCATACGACAAAGAAGATAACTTTAGTGAAAATGTAACTACTGTTGTCGTTCTCCCATCTGACTTGCCTCAGCTAGGTACGACAGACACTCAAACAGAAGACCCAACTTTTGCTGGTACTACAAGCAATGCTGTAGTTGTTTCTAGTTCTGTTGAGATTGACAACACAAGTGCCGCAAGCCCAACTGGTGAATACTTCTTTAGTAACTACATTGATACTGGGAGTAGTCGTAATGCTCGTGTGACAGGGTTTAGAACTTTTGAACGTAGGTATGACAATGGGACTTTGTTGTGGGATGCCATCCCTCAGAATTGGGATACTTGGCCTGATAACTGGGATGATTGGACTACTGAAACAGCCAACTGGGGTGACGTAGGTGTAACAGTTTATGTTGCCACTACTAACGATGATCCAGCAGGCACCCCCACTTGGAGTAGTTGGGAACTTGCTAACGGATCATTTTATACTGGTCGTGCCTTTAAGCTTAAGGCAGTTCTGGAAAGCGATAACACTAACTATACTCCCGCTATCTTGACCCTAAGTGCAGATGTGGAATATTAAGAGGATAACATGAGTCAACACGATTTTGATATTGCAAACCAGACAGCATCTAATGCTCGTACCGACATTAACAATGCACTAAAGGCTTTGGCTTCACTTTCGAGTGGGGCTTTGGCTCCCACCACCACATATGCTAACATGTTGTGGTATGACACTGCTAATGACCAAATCAAAAAACGTAATGAAGCTGATAGTGCTTGGATTACTTTAGGCACTATTAGTGAATCGTCAGGTACTTTTAGCCCCTCGGCTGTCGCACTGCCCGCAGGTGCAGTACAAGTCTTTGCTATGAGTTCAGCCCCAACAGGTTGGTTAAGTTGTGATGGTAACGCAGTTTCCCGTTCTACTTATTCAGGGCTGTATTCTGCTATAGGAACAACATATGGCTCTGGTGATGGATCAACCACATTTAACTTACCAGACCTTCGTGGTGAATTTATTCGTGGTTGGGATGCTGGTCGTGGTGTTGATAGTGGCCGTAGTTTTGGTTCGTTTCAGGCTGATGAATTAAAAAGCCACCGCCACAGTATCCAACATGGAACCTCTGGTTGGGACGCCTATACGGGTTATAACATCGGGACAGGTGGTGTTGACTACACTGATTATACTGGTGGCGCTGAAACTCGTCCACGCAACATTGCAATGCTTTACTGCATTAAGTATTGAGGTGTGTGATGGGTTATATACTAGGCAACAAATCTCGTCGTAGGCTCTATGGTGTTCACCCTGATCTTGTCGCAGTGGTCGAGAGGGCTATTGAAATTAGCTCTCAAGACTTCTCTGTAGGGGAAGGGCTTCGGTCTATTGATCGTCAGCATGAACTCTACAATACGGGTCGTAGTAAGACGCTTAACTCTCGACATCTTACGGGTCATGCTGTTGACCTATTTCCTTATCCTATCTCTTGGGACTGGGAATACTTCTACCCCATCGCTGATGCTATGAAGAAGGCCGCAGATGAACTTGGGATTCCTCTAGAGTGGGGTGGTGACTGGAAAGGTTTCCCTGACGGACCTCACTTTCAACTTCCTTGGAAAGATTATCCAGTATGAGCACCGAGGATTTGGAAAGACGTGTATCTAAGCTGGAAGAGGCAAACGATCACTTAGAGAAAAGCATTATACAATTAAATACAACCATTGCCCTCCTCAATCAAACCGTAGAGACAATGGCTAAGAATGAAGAGAAACGACAACAACTTTTAGACCGTAGTTTCTTGTTTGTTATCGGGGGCTTTATCTCTGCTATCGTAGCTTGGGTTGTGCGAGGGGGATTAGGGCAGTGAGTTTTCAAAGGGTCAAGAACAACCTTGGCTTCCTCATTGCTGGAGCAATCCTGTTTGGGGTGGCCGTGAACGTATACTATGAACTTGGAATAACAGGTGGGAAAGAACCAGAATGTCAGTCTACATCGACAGTATCACATTCCTATGGGCGATAGTCGTCCTTGTCCTTTACTCTAACTGGATCGTAAAAGGTTGCTCTTGGCTGGCCACCCTTGGTCTAGCACTTACTGCAACTTACCTTATCGCCCAAAGTGGTTGGACTACTGCGTTTCTATTGGGAGATATTTGGGGTCGTGACTTCAGTAATTATATCTGGTTCATCTTCAATACCCTAGTGTTTACACTATTGACAGTGTTGTGGAAGAAGAATAAATGAAAACATATAAGAGGGAATTGGCTGTAGCTTTACTGTTATGGCTTGTCTATGTCGTAGAGGTGAAGGATGCAACTATCGTTGAAATACTTGTCTGGCCGATTTTCTCTTTTGCTGCCGCTGCTTTTGGTTTTGACCAGTATGCCAAGTTGCAGCAAGGGTCCATTAAGTCTTCTGACAGGGGGCGGACCCAACGTAGCGGCCAATACACAGGTGGGGAAAACCAATACACAAACGGTGGGGACGACAAATAATGTGGCCCCTACTGTTTCAGTAAGACCAAACTCTAGGGTGGACTCTATAGATCAGTCCAACCAGACTACAGTGGTCAATGAGACCCAACCTTGGTTAATACTACTATTGATACTAGGGTGGCTGTTGCCTAGCCCACAAGAGATTATAAGAAGCATCGTCAGTGTATTCAGACGAAAATGACATATAAAAACACTAAAGCCCGCTCGCTCCTTAGTTGGAACGGCGGGCTTTTTTTATTGCTTATGTGGACCTTGGGAACTCCACACACTTATACATGATGATTGCACTGCTAGGTAACTGAGACAGTGCTTGTTGTCGCATTCCCTCTGCATAATCAATACAGATTACATTATTGGTAAATACATATTCCGCTGCGTAGGGCCTACATAAACCTAGCTCCATGTTACATACTACGAATAGTGCCGAGAACATCTACTTCTCCTTATATTGGACTAACCTGTTAAGATACCATTGTGCCTTCTTCAAATCTTCGAGGCCGTTCTTATATCGCCAACGATGAAGATACTTTGCAATATTCCCACGTAGGTATCCGATATACTCATCCTCATTTAAGAAGTCTTCGATGTAGTCGATACATTCGATAGAGCCTTGTCCGTAGTGGGCAGGGCTATTTACCATATCATCGCTTTTGGTATCGAGCTTACTTAAGTCCCACTTAGCCAATCAAAGTCCCTCCTTCATAAATGCCATTATCCATTGCTTACAGAGCACACTACGAACAATGTCGTCAGCAGTGAACTCCACAACAGGAACAGGGATCATGTGCTTCTTAGCAAGGTGAATGGCTTTACTAAGGCCACTGGTTTCACCAAGGTCAGATTGCATAATGTCACCGTTCAACACAACCTTACAGTTTTCACCAATCCTAGTCAAGAACATCTTCATCTCGTGGGGTGTCACGTTCTGTGCCTCATCAAGGATAACGAATGCGTCTTGGAAGGAACGACCCCTCATTGTCTCGAAGGGGGCAATCTCAATATTACCATTTTTAATGCCTGTTTCCACTGCACCCTTACCCAAGTTCCAATGAAGGACTTCAAGCACAGGCATAACCCAAGGCATCATCTTTTCCTCTAACGTACCCGGAAAATATCCGATAGACTTACCAGCAGCTACGTTAGGACGGGTGATGATGATCTTGTCGATAGCCTTCACAGTGTAAAGGTTAGAGGCAAAGGTAGCAGCCATATAGGTTTTACCTGTCCCTGCGGGTCCAAGGACGATAATCTGCTCCGCAGTCTCTAGGGCATCAAGATACTCTTTCTGTTTTGGCGTCTTGGGCAGAAGCTCTGCCAAAGGTTTGTTATCAGCATTTTTATAAGCCGTCTTGCGACGAGACTTCTTAGGAGGTGCCTGTTCCATTAGCTTCCCTTAAAGTGCTCTACCAAATCGGTATAGCCACCAATATGATTTCCTTCATTGTCGAAGATTTGCGGGGCTGTAGTTAGGCCAGCCATCTTAATCAAAGATAACACCCACTTACTACCTTTCTCCTGAACATTGTATGTCGTATAGTAGATACCCTTCCCTTTGAGGAGGGTCTTAGCATCTTCACAGAACTGACAGTTATTCCTAGTAACGACAACCCACATTATCCTTGACCTCTGTTGGGTTTGTAAGACCTCTTCTTAGACTTGTTCATGGAGCTGAACTTGATCCGAGAGTTAGTCCTACCCTGAGAGGTATTCTTTGGTTTGGATGAGGGCTTCCATACGGAGCCAAGGTTTACTTTTGCCATTATGCGTCCAATGTGATTAATTCAGCTTCGGTGTAGGGGATGTGGTAGAATAGCTCCCCCTTCTGGATATACCGACCTTTAGCTTCCTTAAGACGGTCTTGTCGTAGTGAAGTATCTCGGATACGCCAGACTTGTGCAAGGTTCTTGTCGAAGATGTAGAAGTTGAGGAAGCCAGTCTCGTTCTGGTATTTCTTAAGGAGGCGGGTCTTACGTTCAGGGATACGGATTTCAGCCCAATCTTTAGGCCAGTCGCCCTCCCATGCCAGCTTCACTTCAGCCTCGTTGTAGTAGGTGTTACCATTCTTTGTGGACACAACATCTACATAGTAATCCTCCTTCTTAACTTCCACACTATGACCACGGCCATGGAGATGCTTTGCTAGGGCATCCTTAGCTTTTTGGTCGTAGGCTTCATACAAAGCCCTATCGAACCGTTTACGAATAGACATAAGTTCTCCAGAATAAGGAGGGGGCTTAGGCCCCCGCCGTTATGTCAAGTCAACAATCTCACAAGAGCCACCAACACATGCGAAGGTCTGGGAACCCTTAGTGCTATCATCAGCCTCATACTCTTTCAGCTTAGACCAATCAATCTTCTTCGGCATAAGAGATAGGAGAGTTTCATAGTCAGACCTTCCAATCTCTTGGTAAGGGGCCTGTTGATAGGTGTGTTCGTTATAGGGAAGGAACGACAACCCAGACATCTCATCAAAGTGTTTGTAGACGAAAGAGCCTACCTCGAACCATTCATCCTTCTTGACGTTGATTGTCACGGAGGGTTTGTGTTCACACCAGTTACGTTGATATGCCAGCCACATCTCCAACTGTTCGATAGCAGTCAGATCAGCAGTGACAACAGCGCCAGTAGGTGCCTTCTGAGGGAAGGAGAACACCACAGTGCTGTCAGGTTTCATAACACACGGTTCACAAGGGATACCCTGATCCTTCATAAACTGCGTCAGAGGGTCTTTAACATCACCTCGAACAGTGCGGATATAGTAGTCACTATGACGGGCATGGATACCAGAGGCAGAATCAACCAACTGGCTAACAGTGCCAGAAGGCTTGACGCAGGTAATAGCTGCACTAACAGGAATGCCAAGACGAGCAGCCCATTTAGTGTTAGTAGAAATCGCAACATTACGGAGATGCCCCAGAGTTTTATCCAATGCTGCGTTCTTTGTCGTCAGCAAAGGGTTGTCCATGATGCCTGTAAGGGATACCCCCAACAGACGTTCTTCCTCAGTGTTCTTCTGCCAAATCTTTCTCAGGTACGGGAAGTGGGTGTAGGTCGATTGGATAGTTCCCAGAATAGTTGCCAACTCGACTTTTCGAGATAGACTCTCAATAGTGTCTGTAGCACGGACCACAACTTCCGTGAGATTGCAGAACTGATACGGACGCAGGATGATTTCGCTGCATGGGTTAGTCCCAAACTCATATCCAGTCTCCCGACGACCATTCTTAGCAGCCTGCTTCACAGAGGCTTGACGGTTGAAGATACCACGTTCACCAGAGCCAGACTCCACTAGAGCCATCCACTCACGCATGAACGATACAGCATCAGGCTTCTCTGTGTAGCTTACAGAGTTGTTAGCAAGAGCACGATGAGGATCATTCTCCCACCATGCGCCAGACTTGGCATGACGCATACGATCATCAGAGAGGTTGCTAAGAGAAATCATCGCAGAACGACGAACACCACCAACAACCACTACCTCACCGATCTTGCACATGATGTCATGGCATTCGATAGAGGATAGGCGACGACCTTTAGCACCAACAAACTTAGCGGTAACAAAGTTGAACAATTCCACCAGAGGGGCAGGACCAGAAGCACGACCACCAAAGGTCTTAAGTTTAGCACCAGCAGGGCGAACTTTAGACACATCCCACTTAGGAATTTCACCAGAGTAGAGAAGTGCGATCACTTGACGCAATGCCTTTGCCCAACCTTCCTTGCTGTCCTTGACGATCACTGTCGTGTCAGATGCAAATAAAATCTCAGGGACTTCTGGCAACTTGCTCACGAACTGTCGTTCAACAGAGAAGCCCACACCAGTGCCACAGAGGAGGATAAACATAGCCTCATCGAAGCTCTTGGGATCATCCACAGGCAGGTAGGAGCAGTTGTAGCCAGCAGTATTATCACGGTTAAGGGCCTCACCAGCAGTCATCATAGCCCGCATAGAAGGCATAATCTCAAGGTTAAGGATAGCCTCTTCAATCTCGTCTATAGAGACTTCATCACGGGTCTTGGGGACAACTACGTTCTGGATATAACGAGAGACGGTCTCAGGCCAGCTTTCACGGCGTTGTTCATCTTCAAGCCACCGTGCATAGCGAGAGGTGTGAATGAAGGCTTGGTAATCAGTTGGAAGGTGGTTGCTCATTCTTATCTTCCTAATTCTAATGTAAAGGTTAGCGGGGTTTGGATTGCATCAATCCTTTCGCACATTTCTTTGGGGCATTTTTCACGGCCCTTGTTCTTAAAGTTTCTAGCGACATTGGTACTATCCGCTGACGCAAAAGGCCACCTCTTATCTGCAAGTTTAAGTCCACGCATCATATGAACCCAAGGTCTTGCTCCAGACTTTTCTATTATAGACCAAGCATCGTCTGCACGCCTAGACCAAGCTGCATTACCAACTTTCCAAAATTCACCGGAAGAGCCGAAACAAAACCTTGGGTATGTGTCAAGTATTTCTCGCAACCAGTCTAACGACAAGTGCATATGCCACACAGGTGCGGAAAGGTGTTTAGGGTATGGCCAACCA